TGCTCTACGTGGAGAGTGTAATAGCTTAGCTGACTCACCCTGCATTGGGTGGTGTACAGTACGCCAATTTGGTGACAAAAGGTGTAAAGGTTGTGGACGTTATGACTTTGAAGCCGATTCAACCTTTTGGTTTAATGCAGATGAACTAGTAAGAAAACTTATTAATCTACGTAATGCTGCAGCGGGATATTCAATAAAACAACTTCGTGGTAATAACCGACCTATACCCAAAGCTGTAACAATCCGCCCTACTAAAGACGACCCTAAAACTCAATACTAGTATGGGAAGAGATTACAAACAAGAATACGCTAAATACCAAGGTACACCTGCGCAAAAAAAACGGCGTGCAATGCGTAATAAAGTACGTAGGAAAGCTTTAAAAGAAGGTATTGTTACTAAAGGTAGCGGGTTTGATATACACCATAGAGACGGAAACCCAATGAATACTAAGCGTTCAAACTTAGTAGTTCAACATAAAAGTCAAAATAGGTCTTTTAAAAGAAATAAAAACGCAGGAAAAGCTTAGTATCTTTTTTTCATTTTCATAGGCTTGGCTGTTTTAGTCATGCCTTTTTTCTTTTTCTTTTTACCCTTTTTAGGGTAGCTGCCTGTTCCATAGCCCATATTAATACTCCGCTTTAGTGTTTTTAAATTTACGATGTGATTTGGTGTCAACAAATATAGATTGTTTTTCACCGGGTACAGAACCGTCGTGATTCGGAACTGTAGAATACTTCTTACTACAAATGTCTTTGTAAGTATGAGGTTCTTTATGATTTAAAGGTTTGTTTATCATATCTTTATTTTACACAAATACAGGATCCAGATCCATGTGTTTGTAATACATTAACATTTCCAACGTCTACGTGCTTGTCTCAACCTAGAATTAGGATTCTTTGCAGCTTTTGGAAACTTTTTCATTTGTCCTGCAGACCTAGCGCAAAATGATTTACGCCTTTTTGCAGCCTTACTACCTCTCTTTACTTTACCCGTAACAGCAGTTTTTAACTTAGAGCCAGGATTTTTTCTTCTATAAGCAGCAACACCAGCTCGTGTCATACCTGCTCCAGACTTTGTAGGTCTGAAGTTTTTCTTGTTCCTAGCAGGCATTTTACTTTTTCTTCTTTGTGGCACGTCTTTTCCTTTTTACTATAGTTTTTACATTTGTGGGTTTACCACCCGGGTTACCTGCTCTACGTTTACGTGTTACCGCACTACGTCTTTGAGCAGCTGTCATACTACGGGCCTTAGACCGTGGTACGCATTTCGGGTATTTTCGTTTACCGCCCTTTGCTGACTTACGCCCGCAAGATTGGTATTTACCCTTCTTCTTAGGTGCACCAATGTCCACCCAATCACCTTTTTTGCCTTTACCAAACCAAGCAGTAAGTCCACCTTTTGGTTTAGTATTAGCCATTAGCTTCTGTATCCGCCGCCGCGCTTCTTGTACGTACGTACTAACCAACCGTTAGCATAAGCACTAGGATATACTGCAAATTTACGTTTAGCTTCAGCTTTTACTCTAGCGTATAACGCTGGGTTAGTCGGCTTAGCGCCGCTTTTTTTCTTAGTCGTTTTTCTTTTCTTTGCTGGCATCTTTGCCCTCCTTTTTACTTGGAATAGAATTATAACCCCAAGTCATTTTAAAAATACTTTCTGCTAACCATGCTGCTTCTTCTGGATTTTGCATTATTTCCACTGTGGTCCTTCAATAAAAGCAATCAAACATTTTCTTACACCTTTAGTTACAGGTTTTACGCCATGCTCTATAAAAGAAGGAAAAACAAATACTGCACCTTTCTGTCTTATTAGTTCTTTGTCTGGTTGGGGTTGACCATGCAGCTCGTCATAAAAAACAAAATCACCACCTTCATACTCAGTAGAATCGGATAGTTGTATTGTCATACTCAGTTTCCTATCGTACATTTCTCCATTAAAACCTAAGTTAGAGTCTTTATGCTTATCATAATAACCTGTATCTTCTGCTCGATATTCAGCGTAAAACATATTAAATATTCTATCTAAGTCTACACTAAAACATCTTCTGTTAGCTTCCTCAAATATTTCTGTGCAAAGGGTGTGTATTTGTTTAGTATCGTTTGCATTAGGTGGTAGCCAACGTTGTTTGCACCTTCTTGTTTCACTAGCTACTCTAGCTTCTTCTAAAAGAGTTACGTTGCCACCTACACCACCATCTATTTCTTCGTAGTTTAACACAATGTTTTTTATATCTTCCGTTACTATCTCTGGAAGAACTTCTGGAATAATATAGTAAGGCTGTTTCAAGTTACCCTAACCATGCGGCTTCTTCTGGATTTTGCATTAAGTACCTACCTGTTTTTGCGCCTTCTTGTGCGCTTGTCTAAATGTATCACCCATAAGCATTCTACGTTTCATATATTTCATATGCTTACCTGTATGATGCTTACTGTGACGTTTCATAGTAGCTTCTTGACGTTTAGTCAAAGCTTTCTTTTTAACCTTCATAGAAGTTTTTTTTCTAGTTCTAGGCATTATTTAGTTACGCCTCTACCTTTTAAAATATCGGCCCTAGTAACTTTACCGTCACCAGTTAGATCTGGAAAGTCATTAGCACTATTACCACTACCTCTAGGCTCTAGTTTCTTCTCTTGGGTTTTCATGTTACCAATCTTACCCTCACCTTTATCTGTCATTTTTCTAGTTGCACTCATATTATACCTCTTTAATATTTTAACAATTTAATCCTCTTCTTTCAAAAAAGACCTAAGTTTTTGTGCCTTCTCCTCAGCTGTATCAGCATGTAACTCCGAGTCTACAATCTTTTCTAATTTTAATGAATCAATCTTTTGATTTGATATGTAACGCCACGTATAACCATCATCATTGTATACACCAAATACTGTTTGTGAAAACCCTACTTTTATAATAAGTGCAGTGTCTCCCTCTAAAATTACTTTATCACCTTCTTTAAATGAAGACGTCAAACGAAAAGTAGCGCCTTTTACAAAACCTACTGCCCAATCTTTAAGAGCTAAACCAACTAATAAAGTTAGTACAAACCCTATAAATTCAACATAAAACTCGTTTAGTGTAATTTCAAACATAGTCATATCATACATAATCTAATGTAGTATTCTCCATAAGAAATTCAAAAAAACCTCTAAAGTCTTCTTTTGTAAGAAATGGTACGTTGTTTCTCATGTGCACCATTCTATACTCAGTATATGCTATTTCCAATTGTTCTTCTGTGTACAAAATCATGATGGTTTTGTAGGCCAAGTAACATTAGTAATATCATCATCATTATCATAGTTACTTGGTAAGTTTCTTAATTGTGTTCTATAAGTAGCCCATTCTGCTTTCTTGCTATCTGACAAAGGCGAATCAGGCATTTGTGTATAATCGGATTCTAACAAAAGTCTATCTCTTTCTTCTCTTAACATATCAAGAGTGGGACGTGTTGGTATCGCAGGTGGCACATTAACTACCTTGCCATCAATTACTTTGTCAAAAGGACGTGGACTTATATCATGCACTAAAGTGTGATTACCATTAGCAGAGGCCTCTCTTTGTATCTCTACTTTTGTTGCTTCATCCACAACATTGCTTGTTATAATTTCTCCATCAGAATTGTAAGTAATTAAAATTTCCATATCTATTTAAATAACGCTACTACTAAAATATCAGCTTCCGCACTTCCACCAGGGCTACTTGTACCATAAACAAAAACATCGTGCATGAAACAAAAAACTTTAAAAGTGTAATATTTACCTGATGTTGTACTTTTTGCAAAGGATAGGTTTTTATTAGCAACAGCAACACCCCTTGTGTTGACTTGTTTATAATGATTAAAAAATTGTCCATACGAAGAATCCGTTACAGCAGGAGCATTATTAGAAGCAGAATGTTCTGCAACACCACCTACAATTGCACAAGAGGCGTGGTTCCCATCTGCACCAAAAAATCTTCCTGTCATCCTTGCATTTAACACAATACTAGAAGTGGGTACAAGTACTGTAACCGACGCAAGTTCAGTCAAAGTATTAGGAAGACTACCAGAGTTATAAGTAGATGTACCGTCTCTATGAAAAGGTGTGGCTGCACCAAAAGTTGCATCAAACATTAAACTTTGATTAAAACTCACGCCATAAGAAACCCCTGTCATTGCAGAACTTGAATTACCCACTGAGGTTGAAATGTCAGAACCTATTGCACCTAAACTATTACCTGTAGCTTTGTCAAAAACTACTAAAGAACCACTTTGTATTCTATCTACGTCTAACTCACCTGTAGTAATTTTTGCTGCACTTAAAGTACTTACTTTTGCGTCAGTTATTGCAGCATTAGCTATTTTGGCATTAGTTATAGCTGCGTCAGCAATAACACCAGAAGCTGCAGTAATAGTACCGGTAGCTATTTGTGCTGCAGTCAAAGCACCAGTAGTAATAAAGTCAGTAACATTTGAATTTGAAATTTTAGAAGTAGTTACATTAATACCATTAGTAAACTGACCAAGAATATTAGAAGTAGATACATGCCTAACCCAATAATAAAAATCTGAATCTACATCTACGGTATCTGCATACACTTGAGCTCGAGTAGTATCAATACGAGTAGCACTACCGATGTTATTACTTGTATGACGCCATACTTCAGTAAAAGCAAAATTACCAAATTGTGCTAAATCCCAAGAAAGAATAATTTTTTGAAACGCACCAGCGCCTGAAAATCCAGTAACATCTGGTGGTATTGTGACATCAACTCTTTCTGTAGGTATAAAAGTATTTTCTGGTGTGCCCGCATTTGGATCAAAAGGGTTCTCTTTAAAATTTTCTGCTAGTCCGGAATCAATAAGCTCTCGTACTGTTATAGCTCTATCCTTCGGGTCTCCAAGTGTGCCTAAACGTACCTTTAATGCTTCGTCAATAGCACTTAAATACGTTTTTAACTGTGGGTCAGTATTAGACGGAATAGGTGGTATCGAGGGTAGTTTAGTTTTACCAGTAGCCATTAGATAGCCCTTAGTTCATCTATTGACTCTCCAATACATACTTCATTTATAGTATGCGCACCTGATACTTCTACTTCATATACTTTATGCACCCCAGTAGGTAATCTTAAAATTGGTTCCATAATTGTTGTTGCACTAAAAGAGGTAGGAGCAGAACCTGCTGCACTAAACACGGATCCAGAGGCTGTAATTGTAGCGTCAAATATTTCTGTACCATCACCAAATACTTTTACTGTAATACCAGAACCAGAGTATGCTTCGGCTTCTACTTTTACAAAGTTCATACTAGTAGGTTTAGGTAAGACAAACTGTGAAGTTTTAAATGTTTGTGTAGTATTAGTAGTACTACCTTGAAAAAGTTCTACTTGAGCATTACCACCACCAGAATCATAATCAATGAGGTATAGCTCATTATCATCAGGGTCAGTAAAACCACCCTGTGCATGTCCTGTTGCTAATGAACTAATAGTAGTAAAAGCGTTTTTACCGCCACGTGGGTCAAACATAAAAGCACCATAGGCAGAACCCGTATAATATTGCCCTACATACTTACCTTGCCATAAAAAACCTTTAATTGTAGAGGGGTAGAACTGAGCCTGCCATTGTTTAGGAGTTATCAACCCTTGAGTTAATATTGCAATATCGCTGCCCGAAGCACCTACTAAGCCATCAGGAGAAGCATAAATAGCTAAGTCACCCATATCTACAAGTGACTCTTTATTTAAACAGGCTTGTGCTGCTTCCATACGTACCACGCTCATAGATTGTGGGTCTGTACCTGCGGCTATGTATGGTGTACCTTTAGTAGCAATAAATAGTACTTGCCCCGCCATAGCAATACTAACTATCTCTTCTTCGAGTGTTATACGATAGGCTACTGGCCAAGCATGTGGTAAAAATGGTTCTGAAAAACAAATTCTTTTACCACTAAACCCAGCAAAAATACCATTTGCCATAGCAGTTAAACCTAACATTTGACCATTAGGATAGGTGCTACTATCATCATCTGGTGGTGCTATATGAAAAGTAGAAGGAATTATCTCAGCCAAAGCGTCGTTGTTTAGGTTATCGGTTGTACTTGCTGTAGCTAAAGATACTTCTTTTACAAATTGAAAATTAGTAGTGTTAGAACCAGTATTAGAACGATAGATACGTTTATTAGCCAAATTAGTATTGCTCTTAGAAGTAGCAGTATCCATACCCGCAACAGTTACGGTTTGTCCATCCACTTTTGTTAGTACCGTAGATGCCGGTGATGGTGGGCCTTCTTCACCAAATGCAGATACAAAGGTATATACATAAGAGGTGCTGTATTGCGTTTGTGTGCCATCATCACTACCGGAAGTTATACTTGTACTTGCCGCGTTAGCTGGCGCAGGTATGCCTAATCTAAAAAAACTTCTTGGATATGCACCAGAACCAGAAGCAAGTAGTTGTGTAGAACTACCCATTTGTGGAAACCCAGCACCACTCCAATACAAACGATCAAAAGCATCATCTGCTATGGGGCCCGGTTGTACATTAACTGCATTAGTAAACTCTAAATTATAAACAGCACCACCAAATTCGTACCTATATAAACCAGCTCTAGCTTGTGCATTTAAGGTGGCTACTGTGCTGTTGCTAGTGATTGGTGTCAATACACCACGATCCAGGTCTGTATTGTTTGCAGTTTGGCCTAAGCCTTCACCTAATAATCTAGGTGAAACTTGTGGTGCAATACCACTAAAATTTATTAGCTTAAAATAAGCCATATACTAGTCGTCTCCTCTAGCTACTTTCTTTTGTTTTTCAAAAGTTCTAAGGCCTGCCATTCCGAGCATAGCCATAAGTATGGTAGATAATTGAGTAAAATCGAACTCTGGCATATCTACTTGTACACCAGCTAGCGCAGCAATCCACTCACCAACAGGTAGGATTATAAAATGTACCATCATTGCGACTGAGCAACCCCAACCTACAGACGGACGCCAACCAGCAACAAACCAGTTTTTACTGGCTGCTTCTATCTTATTTACTTCAATCTGTGAAAGATTAGCTGTTTGTAATTGTGTCTTGAGTTCATGCTCAAGTTTCATTTTTAGGTTTTTGTCAGCAACAAATTTATTTAATATGTTACCTGCTATACCTACTACTGAGTTTGTTATTGGATCCGCCATA